CTTACAATCCTATTATACCACTTTAAAGTGGGTGATCTTATTGTTACCATCTGTACTATGTTGGTTTCCACACCGTTTATATATACTCCTTATTTCTCTCTATTTCATTACTTATATGAAGTAGAAACTCATTCTCGTTAGGAGCGGGAAGATATATACCGGCTTTAGCACTAGCCCAATTTCGGAATCGGTCTATTGCAAGTGTCATATCTCCAGTGTCAAGTTCTGCAGAGCTTCTAAGATATATAACTTCAAGACCCGATTTATTCACTTTGTTTCGTTCGAATATCGTTTTGTTGCAAGTCCTTTTGAAGAAGTCTATCTTAACCTCTTCTAGAGAAGATCCATATTCGCAAGCGAACCATCCAAGAATTAAATGAAGGTAACGGTTTTGAGGAAGCGTTCGATTTTTGTTTTTTTTCTTGACCTCAACAACCGACCCTTCCTTAATAAGTGCATCAACTTTATTTTTGAAATCAAGAAGCTGATATTCGTTTTTTAAATCATAAATCATCTATAGCAAAAATCTTTTTGTCTGTTATCCGTTCTTTGTTCTCGTTTAAAAACCGTATGAACTCTTCACAATGTGAAGTGAGCTTCGGTATATCTCTTTCGGGGACGAAAGTGTAACTCTCTGTGTACGTATCTTTAAAGTCCGTAATGTTGTACTCAAAGAGCCTTACGTCATTGCCATTCTGCATCAAAGCATAAGGATAAACAAGGTGCTGAAAGTGATCTTTGAACTTAAAAGTTGAATATCGGCTTGTTGTCTTAATGTCGTGCACAGAAGTTGGCAACAACTCGTCTATAAATCCATATACAAGAACATCACCGTAACAGGTTGGCAAGATAGCCTCTGTTCTCACTTGAGTAAGAGCCCCCTTGAAATAACTTGCAAATTCACGGCAAAGAGGGATTGGAAAAGTAAATGCACATTCTTTGTAGATAGCTTGATAATACATGTTATCAGGCGTTCTTACAACCTCTACATCTTTGGGTTTCCTGTTCTCTATTAAGGCATCTATCAATTCATTAAAAGCAGTTCCTCTAGATGCTGCTTCGCTATCAAATGGAACTCTGTTAATGCGATTGATAAGTTCCTCAAATTGTATTTGTGCAAACTCCTCTTCCGTGTGTGGCGGATCTTCTGAAAATCCCCAATACTTCTGATAAATTACATCTGAGTGAATGTAGTCGTAGAAAGAGTCGAGGATAGTCGCATAAAATTTTCCTATAAGTTTATTCTTCATACTCAATCTTTTCAAAGATGATTCCTCTCTGATTCATGAAATCACCCAATGCGATAATATCTTCACGCGTGCCGGAAACTTTGAAAGCTCTGACGTATATATCAGCCTGAGAAGCAGAAATCGCCGTTGCTTTTTTAGGTTCAGGCGTTGCTTGAATTTGTACAACCGGGGCAACGACCTTTTCTGATTCTGCTTTTACCTTCTCCCTATTGGCTTTCAGGCTATTGGCATACTGTATTGTCGAGTTGATATTAAGCGTGTCAAGATACAGGGACTTTAATAAGTCTACATCTTCACCAATAGCTTCAAGAGTTACAATATCATCCTTTATCTTAGCTATCTTGCTTTCAATCTCAGCCTTGATATCCTTCTTTTTAGTAGTCTTATTCAGCCATTTTTCTTCAAAGATCTTACCTAGAGTTATAAGAGTAAAACCAGTTTCAGCAAAAAGGCTTTCTACAATCTTTCTTTTATCATCCTTGTACTTCTGATCGCTCTGTTTTACCACAGAATCGATTTTTAAGGAGCATTCGGATATCAGCTTTATAGTTTCATTCACCACTTCTTTAAACTCGGCAAATGGCTTCATAAACTCTTTTTCAAATTCAAGCCTTTTAGCGTTTAATGCCTTTGAAGCCTTGTTGAGCATAGCCTTGTCTTTCTTTGCAAGGTCTATGTTCGATTCATTGTAATTTGAAATGTCATAGTTTGGTAAAGCATTTTCCACCAACGCTTTTATTTGCTTTGCATTGGTGGTTAGGCTTCCTAGTGTCTTTTCGCTTACTACTAATTCAAGATCCTGTTCTTGAATATCCATTTTCGCTAAATTGCTCATAATAAACTCGGCTCTAATTGTTTCTCTTCGTACTTCTTCTCTTTGTTAAGGATCAGATTTAAGGACTTGGCTTTCACTGAAAGCAGTTTCCCCGCCATTTGTTTCGAGCTTCCTACGTGTTCAAATTGATCAATTCTGCTGATAAAGTCATTTGCCGATTGAGCATCTGTAATAAGAGTGATATCTTCTTTTATCTCACTAATGACTTTGTCGTATTTAGCAATTTCTTCTTTCTTTGCAGAGAGCATAGAAAGATAAGGATTGATAACATAATCCTGAATAGCTGTATTCTTGTGCGTTGGGTTTCCCTTTGCATCAATAATCGTAGGTATTTCCATTACAGACGGTAAATTGCAAGTATTCTTACCATCGTTTCTTGCAGTAGGGTCGAAAGTAATCGTTCTACGAGAGCGTCCATTTTCGGTTCTTGCTTCAATGTACCCCAATAAGTCAAGCTCTGTTACAATTGAGTTATACGACTTTTCTCTTAGCGATGGTATAAACACCGTATCATCACCCTCTTTTCTCGTGTCCCTGTGTGCCACAAATACTATGTGCTTATTCAAATTAGAAATGTTTCTAACGAAATTTGAAAATTCCTGATTGATTCCATTCCAATCTTTTAATGCAGGGGCTCTGTTGCCACATTTAAATGAAATGATGTAGTCCATCATTTTTCCGATAGTGTCAACTACTATAGTTTGATAAGAATCTAGATTCTCACTTAACACACTCTGCACATCTTCCCATTGTGATATTTGTACGGTGTCTACTGATTTTAAATGCTCGATGTTGATTCTCTTTACGCCATTGTCAAAATCGAACAGAAGAGGTTTTGGAGCACTCAATGCGTATGTTGATTTTCCCATACCGGGTTGACCGTAAACCATCATCTTAATGTTTGATGGAATTTCTAGTTCATTGCTTTTACGAATTAAACTCATAATATAATAGTTAATAGTTATACTTACTTTGATAATTTGGTTGCTATTGCAGCAACGTTTTTGAATGATTCTTTCAAATCATAATACTGTTGTTGAGATTCAGACCAAAGTTTGCTACAAGAACTAAGTCTTTCTTTCAAACTTTCTACTTCTTCTTTCAGAAGTTTGTTTTCTGATTTGAGGGTTTCATTTTCCACATTGGAAACACTTGTATCTTTCTCCATTTTTTTGTTATTTGAAATTAATTACGCTCATTAGTTGCTCTGAAGATAATACAGAGCGAATTTCTAATTTAGAGTAGCAGATTGGCGAATTAATAGCGGGACCCATCCTTTTCTTTTTAATCAGGCCGCCGTTGACCATCTTTTCTAAAAGAATAGGTTCTTTGCCTAAGGACTTCAACCACCGATACGCCTCTCTCTGCTTTATCAAGTCGTTTGTCGGTTCACGCATTTTGTCGTTAGCCGCTGCACCCAGTTCGGCCGCTTCTTGCAATAATCTTTTCAACTCATAGAAATCGAGTTGAATCAATTTCCTCTGAGGTTGGTTCATACTCTCCTTATTACAAAGAATTTTCCTAGTGGTGCACCCTCTTTCTGCAAAGAGTACTTTACTTCTTCTTTCTCAATCTCTCTATCGACTTTAGCCGCTCGATTTAGGTCGGCCACCATGCGAGAGATTTTGAGATAAGCTACAACAGGAAACACAATAGCCTCCCCTTTTACGAGTGCCTTGATGCGCACTCTTTCTTCTGTTTCTTTTGCCATATTATTTATAAATTATAATGTACTTAAAAAATGACGGCTACTTTCACAAGCAACCGCCAACCAACAAACAATCAAACCAAATGAGTTATGCGGGGTATATCTTATCTTTAATAGATTCGAAATAGTCCCATATCCCATTCGATATATTTGGGTATTTATGATTGCCACAAGTGCATACTACATTCTGCACTGTTATGCAGGTATCATACTCACCAAAGCGATCTTCATAGAGTTCTCTTTTATAAGAAATTGTGAAAATAGCATCCCCTATTTCAATGTCGATATTTCCACCCTCAAAATATTCTAACATTGTTTTTAAGGCTGATTCAGCAGCCTTTTTTATAAATGGTTTCATCTTCAATCAATTAGTTTTTCGTAAATCCGCTCAAAGTCATCTACGTTGCGAATTATGTAGCATGATAGAGCAAAGAAAATAGCACAGATTATGCAGAATAAAATAAGGCACTCTGCACTTATAAGTAATGCAATTAAAGAGATTATCCACGAAAGAAGAATAACCTCTTCTTTGTGTAATTTAATCCCATTTTTGGCTCTTATGAAGCCATATATCGTACGTTCATCTTCATCCCTACATGCTGAATAGAAGAAGTAAAAGCCAACTATTACGATAGTCGACATCAAAGTTAGTCCAAGTGCTTCCATGTTAGTCTTTTATTAATTCGGGGAAATATAAACTCGTGTCAGGCTCTGAAATCCTGAAATGTAACACGTCACATACAGCAAGTTGAATTGCTCGGGTGTCAATATACCCTATCTTGCTGTAATAGTTTTTACGCATGCTGATAGCAGAGAATTCTTCGTCA